CTTTTGCTTGACCGCCCGCAACATAATCTCCGCAGCACACGCATAGGATTTACCGCTGCCTACTGGTCCCATAATCCCGCGCACGAAACTGTCATCACGCAAAAACTTCCAGACAGTCGGTGCCGTCGAGAAATCAAGGTTCAGACTTGCGGCTTCAAGATTACTCATGGCTAAAATTCATAGGGATGAGGGGCAACCCAAAACCATTTAAATCCCCTCATCCCCGTTTCGCGGCTCATTCCGCGACTTCCTTCGGTACATAAACTTCAACATAGCTTTTACATTCCGGGCACGACAAATTTGTAACCATCATAAAGTTTTCGCTGTCTTCAAGATCGTGATCCCCGCCCCAAATCAATGGGGTTTTGCAATGCCAGCAATTCATTCCGCGACTTCCTTTTCTGCTTTTTCCCCATCGCAACAATCCGCCAGTGGCCTTTTGCAATTTCCACATTCGTAGTGCCCGCGTTTAAACACCGGCCTTGTCCACTGACCACACCATGGGCATTCAAGCGGGTTCATTTTCTTTGGATTCTTCACGCACTTGCGTAACTTCCGGGCCAACCATCGTTATCCCGACTACGCTTGGCGTGTTAACATCCGCTTTATGTTGTTCCAGTAACCCCGCGCTTTTTGCCAAAACGCGGAGAACGCTGATTTTATCGTGCATTTCCAACTCAAGAGAAGGTTCACCATTTTCTGACCTCGACACTCTGATTTTCTTGATGGCACTGGCTACGTTGTCCGGTATGTCGGCACTGGCCTTGACCTTCACGTTGCCTTCCTCATCCCAACTCAACACATCCGTAATGTTAGCCCGCGCTATATCAATCAACGCTTGCGCTACGCCTTCCTTGTTGTGGGCGATAACCTGGGACCGGCCTTTCAACCGGTCCTCAAGTTTCCGCACACCGCCGAATCTTCCTGTTGGGCTTGGACTTCCTGACATTTAAGCTCTTTCTCGATATTCTTTTAGTAGAGTTTTGGCATTTTTTCCTGACCCAAACGAACCTCTCATTGCCAGCATAAGTTCGACACCAAAAAGGTTGACCAAATTGGCGCAACTAGAGCAATGTGGAAGTTCTTTCCCGTCTTTTCCTTTCACCATTTCGGTTGCGTTTTTGTCGCACATGCCGATTTCGTTCCATTTACATTTTTGTTTTTTCATTTTTCATTCGCTCTAAATAAAGAATTGCATCATTTCACCACCTTGGTTGCCAGTACCGCATGGGCGGCATGGTGCCCAATGTCCCGGTTGATTTCATAACCATCCGCAACGTAGGCATCAATTTCATGCCATCGAATATACCGCGCTGTCAATTCTTGCCAATCCCCTTTGGCTTCGTGACAGCTATCAGAACGGGGCTTTGTTTTTGTCATAAGGCTTTGCAACCATCAAAACACATTCCAGTTCCCCGTTATCGTTCATCTTCGGCAGCGGTACGGAATCGAGAACAATGTTGAACCCTTCGCCTGATTTCCATGGGAACATGGCTCCTATCTTGTGCCCGCGCTCCTTGCCTTCGCGGTCTTTCTTCATGGTCTTCACTTCAAAATATTCAGCCATCAAAATGCTCCTTTAGTTTTTCCAGGTACAAAATTGCGTCCATAAGTTCATCCTGGGCATCCTCTATCCATCGTAGAGTCGTCCGTTCGTCATCGGCCATGGACACACCGAATTTCCTCATCCCCTCATCACTTCGCCGTATAAACTTTGCCAGCACACGGTCTACAACCGGGTCCGCCGTCAATGGGGCATCATCCATATCCACCTCACGCATTCTGCGCTTCCCTTACCTTTTGTTTGGTAATCTCATGGTTGATGGCTTCCAGTGTCATCGTCCGCCGCTGGCAACGCCACGCTATCGCTTCGCGCATTTCCGCCCAGGCCGGGAACCACTCACAGGAATCCAAGAGGCTGTTTAAACCGTCTTCCACGGCATCCGCCGGGAACTCACGCAACTTCTCGACATAACCGGCCAGCATCAAATCCATGTGCGCGGCATCCAGATTGCGGTGCTTCATCATCATCTGCATTTTTGCCAGCAACTGAACCAAATGGTCTTCAGAAGCGGGCTGCATGGTTTTCTCGATATGCGTGTACGCCCGCCGCAATGCTTTCACGGTTACGTTGCCGCTGATCTCCATGCCGACAAGATCAAACTCACGCGACAATCTCTCGTCGATCTTTAAACCGCTGTGCTGCTCCAATGATGTCATTGCGGCTCGGTCTAGGCTCAACGCGCTCTGCCGTGACGGCCTTAACTCTACGATCTGGCTCATCTAACCACCTTTCCTGATTTAACCATGTTGCCGGCATACATGTGAACTCCGGGTCCGGGTTGTATCTGGCAACCCCGGCCATGATGATTCCATGCTCTGCTTTCTTGATTGCTTTCTTGTAAGCACTTCGCGCATCACCCTTGGCAACACGCTTTGGATATTGCTTCCAGAACTCTTCAAAATTGGATTCCTTATATAAAGATACTTTAGTATCTTTATCTATAGGTGTGGTTGTGGGTGTGGGGGCATCCGTTTCGCATTCCCCCACAGATGCGTTCGCATTCTTGGTTTTCTTTTTTTTCAATGACTTAGTATAGTCCCTCTTACGCGCGTTGGTTGAATTGATATTGGATCGGCTGACAACGAACGATCTCTCTTTAAGCAATCTTTTCTGCGTCCAGCAACCGTCTTCAAGTGTCCAAAACTCCATGACCGCATCCTTGATATTCTTCCATTGTCGCGGTCCCAGCCCTGCAAATCTTGCCAGCAATTTGTCATCATCAGGCAGATTACATTCGGGTCTTCGCCATGCCACCATGAGCAAAAGCAAGTACGCGCCATGCTCCGTTGTAGACAGGTGCCGTGTGTCTGCAAGATATGCATCCGTCCACAGCGGCATACTTGGGTAACTAGCCATTATTCAACTCCCCTTGCGGCACGAAATAACATGACGGCCTTTCATTATCAGGACCGCCCCACCATTTCTGCTGTTTTGCATCTTTACTATTCATCCATCCACGAATCACATATTCGCCCAGGAATCCGGTCACTAACCAGATATCACGGTCATCCGGGTCATCAGGGTGAACAATCAAATGGGCGTTGGCATAAGTAGACATTCGCACATCAACATCCCCAACGTCCGGGCACTTCCTGTCGGTATGGTCTGCAATAAAAACATTCAAATGCTTTGCCAGTGCCAGTTCTCCCAAGGCACCTTCAATGTGCCGGTCCCATGCACCCGTTTTCGGCGGGCTGTACAACTCTTTACGCCCCGCCTTCATATTCCGCACACGGCGTAAAACACCCATAACTGCACCCTGGAAAAGTTCACCTGATGACAATGTAATATGCGTCATTTCATGCCACCCATCTGCCACTCTGATCGCCGTGCTGGTCCCATCCCTCACGATCTGTACGGCTGAACAACTCCAGATACGGGCCGGGATACAGCTTTTCAATCCGGTCATAGACTTCATCAGGCTTGCGGCTATGCTCCCGCCTGGGGGCCATCACCACCTGATGCACACCACCATCCACACGCTTTGGCTTGCCTTTGGTTGCAATCAGACAAAGCTCGACATTCTGCCGCGTATGATACCCTAGCCCCATGAAGACAGTACCGGATCTACGATTCGTTTTAACCCACGCGAACCCAACCGTCTTGAATGCGAATCCCCAAGCATCAATGACGCGCAGACCTTCACCAAGCATTGAATTGAGAACCCACAAAAACAAAACACAACTATCGGCGGCAAAGCTGCCAACAGGCATGTGACAAAGATCATCCTGTTCCATAACGTCATAATACTTCTTCGCACTCCTGTTCTCCCCCTTGCGACTCCTCGCCTTCCAATGCCAAGGCGGGTCCGCCAATATCACGCCATACCCGCTCATAAACCTTCCGCTCCATACTCAACCTCACTCCTTCTCACACACACCGGACAAATATCCCAGGCTCCCTCAATCACCGTAGAACGCACTTCCTTCTGCTCCACCCCGTAAACCTTCACGGTCACAATGCGGTCTATCGTCCGCTTCTCACGCCAGATCATATGCTCATCCCTGCATCTATCGCATTCAAAGGGGCTACCATGACCATCACGCCGTTCTGGACGTTGGTATGGTCCCATTTCATGTGCAATTCGTGGATCAAGTGATCGTTTGTTATCGCGTTGATGTGCTGTAGTGTGTCCAGTAAACATTTTGCTAGGTTATCCAAATCCCTTACCCGGTTATCCGGGGGTGCTGCCAATATTTCGCACCGTACAGGCGCGTCAAAAGGCGGATCAGATGACTTATGCAACAACGCACACTCATCCAGATACGCCCGGTACTGTTTCGTCCGG